GCTAAAGTTAACGCAGCATTGGCATCTGGTAAGTCTTTAACTTCTTCTTGCTGGTTTGAAGTTGATCCAGCTTACGGTTCTAACGCTTATGTTGATCAAGGCACAGAAGCTAAACGCGCATACGCAGATAGAAACGCAGCTTAATCAACAACGGGGCGAAAGCCCCATCTTTTAAGGACAACGAAATGAGAGTAATGCACTTAAACAAATACGGTTCTGGCATGACATCCAGAACTGCTTGCGGTAGAAACATACTGCGCACACCGATGTCAGGTAACTGGTCTGAGTTCAAGGCAGATCAGTATCAATGCGCGAAGTGCGCAGCAAGCAAACAAGCAGATTTTTTCACACGCATCGATGCAAAGAAAGAGGTGACAGCATGACCGAAACCCTATACAAATTTAACTGCGAAGTGGAAGGTGTAGAACTCACTTGCAACTTGGAGTATGAACCCGCAGAACTAAACCACGGGGAAGCGCCAGACTTCCCTGCGTGCATGAACCTTGTCAATGCCTTTTGCGGTGACATTGACATCGCCCACATTCTTATGCAGTCCATCGTGGATCACATCTGCGAAGAAGCCCTTGTAATGTTTAACTCTGAAAGCACAACATGAAACATCAAAACTACACCGAAAACTTTGAGGTTGACGGTCCTTACGAAGACAGCAGAATCTCTTTAGTGGATTGCGTCTTCATCTTCTTGGCTGGCGTATCTGTCGGTCTGATTGCAGCAATACTTACGATGGGACTTTAATATGTCAGTACAAAAGAAAATCGAAGAGATGGTCTTGCAATACATCTTAAAGACCGAAGGTCAAGCCAGAATCATGTCGCCACAAGATGTCGCAAAATTAGCCAGAGACGCAATGCACAAAGGTGCAATGCTTGGATACGATAGCGGTATGAAGATGGCACAACGCACTCACGGCAACGAGCTGGAGATCGCAGAGCTGACTGTCAAAGAATTGACCGAGCGCGTCAAAGAGTTAGAGATGCAAATGATTGCGTCTCAGCAATGACAGAAGTCAAAACCAGATGGGTGACACCGCCACCGTGGGTAACGCTACGCACTAAGTGCGAGACCCTTGGCGTGTGTCAGTCCAAGGAAAAAGTGTTCTGCATAAACTGCCCAAGGTTAAAACAACGCAATGCGAAAAAGAAGTAAATACAAACCCAAGGGCGTGCGTCTTGATGCCACCACCTATGTGCTCAACGGTTTTAGACTTGTGTCCACGACTGGCAGCGCGGTTCTCGATCTAAAGATAAAGAACCACTCTGCCCTAGAAGCGCTCAGGACGGGTCAGGCAAAGCGTTACGACCTCGACTCCATCATCTCTGCACTCAATGTCTCCGAAGCCCTCTCAAGGCTTGGCATTGGGCATGAGTACACCGACGAGATCAAAGAAGGACAGGACGCATTGCTGGAGTTGTCTCGTCGCGGTATCAATCGTCAAGACAGGTTTGTGGCGAAGGCAGCAGAGCTGACAGCGATCAACTACGGCATGGAACTGCACGACGCACAGCTCGACATCACCACCATAGCGCAACTAGAGAAGGCACTCGACATGGTTGTTCTTGAGATAAAGTCACGCAAAGCCAGAGTCATTGAGGAGAAGACGGCATGACACGACACATAGGCATCTCAGTCCCTCACCGCAGGGTTGATGAGGACGACGACATCCAGACCTACAAAAGAGCGTGGGTATCCCTCACCGACGAGCAGATACACAAGTGTATTGCCTACGGCAAAGGGGGTTGCGACATCGAGCAGACCGCCAAGAATATTGAGTTAAAACTGAAAGGGCTTAACTATGATTGACGCACTACACAGTATCTTGACCTTATTTGTTTTGCTGTTTACTGGCGCTTGCATAGGCGTGGCAGTCATCTTTGCGGTTCTATACATGAGTCTGGACAAGGACAAATGAAGTCAACCAGAGTACCTAAACTGGTCAACCTTATCACTCAGAAGGGTTACACAGCCGTCGAGCTGGCTGACCTTCTCCATTGCACGCTCAGGTCTAGCAGAGACATGATTCAAAAACTCAGAGCAGAAGGCAATGTCCACATCCAGTCGTGGCGTAAGACGAGTGTGACGCAATGGTCTGCTGTTTATCGCTTCGGGATTGGAGTGGATGCAGATAAGCCAGAGCCTGTAAGCAGCAGCTCACGGTTGCGTAAGCACCGATCCAAAGAAGATGCCGACACCAAGGAAAGAAGACTAGCCAAGCAAAGACAGCTCAAGCGTAAGGTCAAGCGCGACCCGTTGACGGCAGCATTTTTTGGTGAGATATGAAGACACACACATTCGCTTGGCAGTCCGAGCACCCATTCAAGCACTTAGTGATCGATGACTTCTTTCCAGATCAACTCGCTCTGCAAATATCTCAAGACTTTGACACAGTAAAAGATTTTTGGGTGCATTACAACAACGCACTTGAGCACAAGTCAACCATGAATCATTGGGGTGCTTTCCCAGCCAGCATCTACAAAGCAATGCAGCACCTTGTGTCCCCTGACTTTGTACAACAAATTGAGCACCTGACTGGCTGCACGCTCTACGCTGACGCTGGTCTGCATGGCGCTGGTATGCACAGACACATCTCTGGGGGAAAGTTAAACCCACATCTCGACTACTCCATACACCCCAAGCTCTTGCTTGAGAGACGGTTAAATCTAATCGTGTATCTGACACCAGACTGGCACAAAGACTTTGGCGGTCACTTAGGAATGTGGAGCGAGACATCCAACCTCGTAAAAGAAGTGATGCCTAAATTCAATCGTGCTGTTTTGTTTGACACAACAAACTCACTACATGGACTCTCACGACCTGTGCAATGCCCAGAAGACTTTGCACGCAAGTCTCTTGCGGTTTACTACTTGTGTGAGCCAAGACCGCAAGCAGAGGAAAGATACCGAGCGCTGTACTCACCAGCAAGTGGTCAAGAAAATGATCCTAATGTGCTGGAACTTATTGCGCTGAGAAGTCGTGTTTAATTTTTAGGGGGATATATAAATGAAACTTGTAATTGAAATCGGTAATGGACAAGACCCTGATATTGATATTGCAGGGTCAGATGAGTTTTTTAAACTTGATGAGTATGAGCAGATTGCTTTGATCAATGATGTAAAAAAAGCATTAGATCAATACGCAAGTCGCATCAGTCTTTCATCATCTTTTTTAATCTCTTAATTGTTTTCTCATCAAGAAATAATCCAGTATTGGATTCTCCAGAACTCAACGCTCCCATTGCTAATTGGTCTAAATCTAAATTTCTACCAAGCGCTAATTGATTAGCAACTTTAGGACTTTCTTTTGTTTGGTTATAAATATCTGCATATTTTTGACCAAATACATCTTTAACTGGCAAAGATTTAGTTGTGCCTCTATACACGCCACCCATACCGTGTGAGTAGGTGCTGTGCGCTCCAGACAATAATCCTTGGAATGGCATAGCTTCATAGAATGTTTCACCCATATGATATTTAGGCACATCTACTAGGTTAGTATCAAGAAGCGATCTTCTTAAATCTGGATAGTTATAGTCAAACGCTTTCTCTCCATAAACAGAACCCATCTTTTCTGTGAAGAGTTTTCTTAAATCACCAGCGCTTCCTTTAGTCAATCCTGCGCCAGTAAATAATTGCTCTCTAAGTCCAGAATCGCCAAGACCAACAAACTCTGAAAACTTACCCTTTTCTCCTTTAATTGTTGCGTCTCTTATTCTTCTATTTATTTCGCTAATGATTTCTGGTTTTGCGCCAACGGTTTGAAATAAAGAAATCAATGCATCAGTTGGCATTGTTGAAAAATCTTCAGCGCCATATGCCATTGTGTGTGGACCTACAAGTACCTTCTCTCTTCCACCAAGCGCTTTGTTTTCTTCTATTGCTCTGATAACTCTATTGTTTTGTCTTTGAGCAGCAGCAAGCATTGATGCATAGCCCCTCATATCTTCAATATTTTTCTTATCTCTTGGAAATGAAAATCCACCCTCAGTAATTGTTGGTCTGTCCAAAACAATATCGCTAAATCCTTTAACCTTTTGACCCCTACTGGTTATATCGGAGGGGAATGTTAATAAACTATATCCTTCGTAATCTTCAATATTTAATGGTGTTCTGTCTACAAGATTTCCAACATATTCAGTATCAAATCTTTTGCCAACTCTAGGATCGGTAAAAGTTGGAGTATCTGGCAATCTAGCAAACATCGCTGCTTGAGGTTCAGCCAATAAACTAGGCAACATAGACCTACCAGTTGTAAGTCTGTCCACCATCTCTTGCCCAAGCAGACCACCAGCTCTTTGCACACCTTTTGCGGTAGCCCTTGCAACAGGACCAGCCATAGGCGCAACCGTCATCATTGCTTCAGCAGTCTCTGGCTTTAGCAATGGCACATTGGCTTGACCTATGTTCGTCAACGGTTCACCGTAAGACATACGCTCAATGGTTTTAGGTATGCCAGTTGACTCAAGCAGACTAGCCAGACCCTGCATCTGCTGGGTGCGTTGTGGTGACCTTAAATAATCGTAGCCACCATAGAGCAAACCAAGCAAAGGGTTCTGCGGTGTAGCGCCAATGTAGTCAGCCATTTACTCACCCAATAAAGTAGCAGGTGCAGCGCCAGCAGATGTTGAGTAACCTGCGCGTCGAGTGGACTCGCCTAGTGCTCTACGCTGCAATTCTTGCATAACTGGTGTTATACCCATCAGCAGTTGTTGTTGTTGGTTAAAGCTAGGGTTTAAGACGCTACGCGATAAGGCTTCTGCGACATTCTGGTCAATGCCTTGGATGCGTGGACCGAGCTGGCGGTAGAGGTTAGTCATACCACCAAGCACATTACCACCAGCCATTTGAGCACCAGCACCGATCAAGTCTGTGGGTGATGGTCCTGCCATCTCAGCAATGTCTTGCTGGATCGGTGCAGTTGGTGAGCCACCTTCAATGCGAGACCTAGTGATAGCCATCTGGCGCTCACGCTCTAAGTTCTTGACGAATGCCTCGTACTCGCCTTGCGAGTTAAAGACGGTGCGCATACGGTCACGCATCTCACGACTATTGATGAATCTGCCAGCAATGTCGCCAGTCTCTTTCATGCCGTAGATTTCATCACGCAAAGACTGAACTGCACCTAGTCGATACATCTGGCGCTCACCGTCGTCAGATAACTTAGCCAGCTCGCGGTTGATCTCTGCTGGTGACTTCTTCAAGAACTTATTAGAGCCAGCCTCTAGAGCGTCCTTCAATAACGACTCACTAGCGAATGTCTTGACAGCCTCACCGTAGACAGGCACGCCAGTCTGCTTGTCTGTAATGGCATTGAGTAACTCAACACGCAGTTGGTTTAAGTCGTTGGCGCGAGTCGTCTTGCCAGCCCTCTTAGCCTCGTTTGCTGCATCTCCAACATACTTGTAAGCCTTATCCAGCATTAGCATACTGTTTGGCGGTAGATCAGCGTATTGCGGTAATCCGCGAGCGCTTTCAATAGCTATCTTGATGTCGCGTGACTTAGCCAGCAACTCGTCAATCTTTGGAGAGTAGACCTCACCAGCAGCAAAGGCTTGACGATACAAAGGTCCAGCCAACTCTGCACGATTCTTAATGATCTCGTCAGCAACCTCACTAATATCACGCGCACCGACTGCCGTGAAGTCTGTAATGTCCTTGGTGATTCTTGGACCAGCGCCTACGGCACGCTCTACAAGCATCTGACGCACATCTGTCTGAGCACCGCTAGGTACTGCCATAGCACCGCGTGCAAGCCTACGCATAGACTCGCCAGTAATGTCTGCCAATGTTTCGTCTCTAGCGCCCAGAGTTCTAACTGTCTCAGCCTGACGCGCAGCTAACTGCTCAGGACTTGTGCCTTCGCGTACCAATGCGCGTGCTATCAACTCTTGAGCCTTAGTCTCTGCTGTTTGTGCTGGAGCGCCTGTTAAGACATTTGCAATCTTGCGTCCTACTGGTGCGAGAACGGTACTGACAGCAGGTGCTGCTGCACCCATGCCTAGACCTAATCCACCACCAAGCAAACCACCCGTAGCGCGACTAGGTAGACCGCCCTCAGCGCCACCGACACCAGACGCAACGCCTGATGCAACACCGTAACCAGCACCACGACCCATTTGAGCCAGTAGGCTTGGCGCTTGTTGTGCAGCAACCTGTGCAACCCTGCCAGCAGTAGCAGACACGGCAGGAGCTGCTGCACCACCCGTCAACATACTTGCACCAAGTGCAGCAGCCACAGGTGCTAGACCGCCACCTATCTCTGCCATTGTTGAGCGTACAGGATACTGCTCACCATACTCTTTGAGTCCAGCGCGTACACGCGAAAGCATCTGCTCGTATTGCGGACCACTAATAGCGCCAGCCCTAAAAGCAGCCTCAATCTCGTCGGCAGTATTAAATGTCAACCCTTGGAGGAATGGTCCTGCAATGGTTGAAGGGATAGGAGCACCGCCAACTTTGGTAGCAGTTTTAATTGCTTGCTCGTAGCGTGTTGGAGAAAATCCTTCAGACTTTAAATAAGCCTGTACTATTTCAGTAGATTGACCCTGACCTTGCAAAGTGCTTACATTTTGTTGAATGCGTTCAATGTTTGTCATGTCTAACTTTCATGGATTTCTAGGAGTTAATCCAAACTGCCTTGCAAAATCGTTTGCATTTGTAGGAATCGGTTGATTAGTACTGCGTTGAATGATCTGCTCTGGTGTCTGTACGCGCTTGAATGGATCGAACACAACCTGATTAGGATCGAGTTTGTAGTTCTTTGCGACATCTGTATAACGGTCTATTAAGTCCTTAGACATGACGCGCTGGGACTCAACAAGGTTTCTAGCTTGCTGTAAGAAGTCAGAGCGAATCTTCTCTCCCAAACGCTCACCACTTAAAGCCTTGTTGTACATATTGCGTACCGAATCAGGTACGCTTCCAGCGTTCTGAGCAGTAGCGAATTCACCTTCACGCACAACCGAGCCAGGATCGAGCACCTTCATAAAACCATAAACCAAAGAAATGTCACCAGCAGGTGACGGGTTCTTCGCTGCGGTTTCAATCTTCTGATAAGCCTGACCTAGTTCAACATAAGGCTTGACTTGCGTTTGGAATTCACCACGCAAGTCTTTTTCATTGGCAAATATCTTAGGTTGTGCTGGAATGATCTGTACTGCTCCACCAGCCATAGGCGCTGCTTGAGGTGCGCCAGCAGGAGCTGGAGCGCCAGAAGGACGAGGAGCGCCACCTACACCGCCACCTCCACCACCAATTTGGAAATAGCCACTCTCAGCACCGCCAACGACTTGAGGTGCAAGGGTCTTACCAAGACTTGTACCTGCTGGCACTTTGTCTTTATCCATGAATGTAATAACACCACCTCGATCAACTTGGATCAGTTCTCTTGCTGGTCCATATCCTTCAACGGTCTTAAATGTTCCATCACTCATTTGATTTACTAAGACTTGCTTACCTTCAAAGTCAGTAACCTTGATTGGCGCTCCCATTGGTTTTTCGATTGGAGCAAACTGCGCAGACACAGGAATAAATTGACCACTCTTTGTACGCTGTACATACTCGCCAGACGCACTCTTAAAAATATCGCCAGTAACTTCTTCTCTTGGCTTAATCTTTAAGGCAGTCTCCAAATACTTTGCTGCAATGTCTGGATACCCTGATCTATCAGCAATCACATATTTATTCATTGCGTCTTGATACAACATCTCTTGCTGAGACATTTGCGGAGCTGGTGCTCTGACTTGCTGACCGATTAAGTTTGCACGCGCAACGGTAGGACCAGCAGGTAGACCGCCAACAGATATTGCTTGTTCTGGAGTGATAGTCGTGACTTCACCCATAGGTTGCGCCTGTGGCTGTAATTGCTGCATTTGCAATTCTTTGCGGAATTCCTCAAGACGCTTGGCTTCCATTAGCTTCTGTCTAGTCAACAAATTCTGCACAGCACCCTGCTGTGCTTGGCTGTACCCAGCAGACCCTGCTTGCAGAGCACCACCAAGGGCTTGCCCTAAAGAGATTCTTCTGGGGCTTGGACCGCCAGCCTGTAAGAGCGCTGCTGCTGCTTGCAGCATTGCTTGGTTTTGAATACCACTTTGTTGCTCTGGCGTGAGATAGTCTTCTAGACCAGTACCGCCACCACCAAAGAGTAAACCGCCAAAGTCTTGTATTGCCATGTCTTACCCCAGTAAACCAAGGATTGCACCAATACCAGCGCCATAACCAGTACCTAGTGCTGGTATTGCCTTGCCTAATGCAGCTCCACCCAATGCACCACCCAAGGCGCTTGTGCCGTAGTTGCGATAGTTAGGTGACTCAGTAGTCATGCCGAGATTTGGTAAATTTATACCTAAACCAGCAGAAGAGATGCCTAGTTTCTCAAGTCCTAGATTACGCATAGCATCGAGTTGAGCTTGCTCAAACGCTTGTCTTGTACCGCCAAGACCTAAGACGGTCTGACCGCCTTGAAGTTGTTGCTGTCTTGCGTACTGTGCGAGCTGTGACGCATCCCTAAAACCAGCCTGTCTTAGACCTGCCGAAGCCTTTGCAGACTCACGAAGCGCTGCCTCGTTTAGCATTCCTTGCGTGATGCCTTGGCGCGATCCACCAAACGCTCTTGCAGCCGTAGCCTTACCGCGCTCTGTTAAATCTGCCATCTGCCTTTGCTTTTCAATGTCTTGCATTGTCTGCTCGACGACTTGTTGCTCGTAAGGGTTTTGGAATTGAGAAATAGTCTCACCAGTAAATGGCGTAAGCGATGTATTGACAAGCTGCTCTTCGCCAGCCTGATACATTGGATTAAATCCAGCAAATTGCTTGTACGGTAATGCAGCAGCAACATTCCTGCCTTGCTGCACATTTTGTAAATAAGCCTTCTTTAAATCAGGATCAATCGACTGAGTTTGTACCGTAGTACCGCCACCTTTACTCATAATAAACCCCTTAATTTTGTCTTTGGAATTGACTCGCTATTTATCATATCGAGCAACCCTCTTCCATACTTCTGTACTGCTGATTTCTTGATGACATACTCGCCAAGTTGAGTCTTGCGATATGCGTCGTCTGGTCCTGCTGGGTTACCGCCAAAGGTGTTTTGTCTTGTAGCCATGCCTTGTAAAAACTTTGGCACTCCAATAAAACCACCCATGTAGTCGCCACCATCACCGCCCCCAGAGCCACCTCCAGATCCACCGTCGCCTGATGAGCCAGACGATCCACCGTCGCCTGATGAACTAGAGCCACCGTCGCCTGATGAGCCATCGCTTCCGACAGCGCCACCGCCACCGCCTCCAGTTGCACCGCTATCTCCTGCTGCGCCACCACCAGTCCCGACACCAGCAGAAGCGCCTTCGCCACCTACATCGCTACCCATGCCAGTAGAGCCAGCGCCAGCAGGACCGTCAGCACCTGCTGCTGTGCTTGCCCCCGCAGCAGTAGCTGCGTCGCTTTGAGTATCTAAGCCACTTATGGCATTAACTGAATTTACACTAGTGCTTGACAAAGCATCCATTAAGCCAGCAGCGATTGCAGCAGCTATTGGAGAGATAGACTGATTAGATATGGCGTATCCAATATCACCAAGTGCAGAGCCAGTTGGTGAGTTAGACGATATGCCTGACGCGCTACTAATTCCATTGCCAAAGCCACCCCCATCGCCACCACCACCGCCATACAGACTGTTTCCACCGTTATATTGATAGTTGCCATAGGATGGGCTTAGTAACCCAAAGCCAGAATAAAGCGACGGGTCATATCCTCCAGTAACTTGATTAGAGTAACTAGGATAGGTGAATGGGGTTTGCTGTCCATACCCATACATTATTTTTTCATAAGGTGTCATTGCCACTTATAGCTCCTTGCTTAACATGAACCATTTTGGTTCATATCCTTCATCTTTTAGGAATGTCTTTTCCCATCCTTTGCGACCTGCGAGCGTAACTCTGGCGCATCCCAGTTGTTTAGCCCAAGACTCAATGACGGGTCTCATTGATTTGAGTTCATCTAGGTTTCCACCAGCCAAGAAGTAATGCAATACCTTGACCTGTGGGTAAACAATAATCTCTGTGATGACTGCCGAATTGTTGTGATTCCAGATTTGAAACCTGCCATCACTTACACCTTGGGCAACATCCTCAATCGTGTGCGTTCCTGCCGAGTATTTTAATGCCGACTCGATAGGTTCTCGCAACCTCCAAAACTCGTCAATGTCGCTCACCTCTTCCCCATCGGGACTACCTCAACTCTGTTTACACCAACTCTCCAGTCCTCTAGGACTGCACCCGTGTATCTGATCTTTACCTGTCTTGCAGCGAATCTCACATCTGTCGGTTGCGCTGCTGCATACGGTCCATAAGTCGTCTCAGTCGAAGTCGGATACATCCGAGCCTTGAAGGACACGACGACTTCGCCCAAGGTCTGCTCGTCTGGGATAACTTGCTTAACGCTCATTATGTTGTCGCCATTACCTATCTCAAAAGGACCTGACTCCACGAATGGCGAAGCCCCGTCGTATGCGTAACCGACTTCGTGCTCGAAGATGTAGCCGTCAGATGAGATCATCAAGGGATAGGTGAAGACTCCTCTGTCAGTTCCAGCAGTCCGAGCCAAAGTGCCAATCGACCAATGTCCTTCGCGGTAGTTGTAAGTGACATAAGAGTCGTTCTCATTGCTGGCGCTCGATGGATAGAACCAGATGCACTCACCGTACTTACTATTATGGACAGCGTAGACCTTAGAGGCTTGGTTGTAGTTGATGTTCTGGAAAACATAGTCGCCAACATCTGAAGGCAATGGCTTGGCATAGCCGTCATATATCCAGAACCCTGACCTTGACATCCAAATGGCTGCCGTGTCAATGGCTGCTACCGCCTGAGAGCTGATCACGCCACAACCTGATCCAACCTTCTCAAAGCTGTATATATAAGGCAAACCGATATAGCTGGCAGCATGGACATCGACATCGGTAAAGATTAAATTCACACCTCGGACGCGCTTGCCACACTTGATTGATCCGACAGAATTGATCTCAAAGTCACCTGCCTGATTGGTTGCAGCAGGTGTCCAGACTGTATTGTTTTCTTGATCACACCAAGAAACCTTGCGTGGGTTACCTGACGCACCCAAAGCAAAGACAAATCTTTCTGCTGTCGTCATCACAGC